CCTCAAGAAAGCATGTTCCATATATGGTAGATTAAATATCTATTCACATGGAACAAGTGAAGATTTTTATAAAGCAAACGGTATGACTACCAAAGAAGCTATAACTGGTCACAAATTGAAGATACTGTAATATCAAATATCAATTAAAAGCAATAACAAATCTATGAAAAAACTAAGTAAAGTACATGAAGCTAACATTTGAAAGAAAATAAAAATTATAATGGAAGATACAAAAGAAGTATATGATAACATTTGCGTTGTCACCCGCGAAGATATTAATGTGGATGTTCCTGGTGAAGTCCTAAACTTTCGACCAAAGGAATTCCTAAAGGTTGTGATTGGCAAATCGGTGGCTCTTAATCTCCAATATGAGGCTGCACATCAGGTTTATGTTGGAGAAAAATCTAAGATGCCCTTTGTATCAAAGGGTCCAAATAAACTAAAATAAGTATTTACAATTAACAGAAAACAGTATATAGTAACTATAATGAACTACGAACAACTAGAAGAAAAAGTAAATCAGTGGGCAGCCGACAAGGGTATTCTCGATAAGGCTACTGCACTCACACAACTTGGTAAGACTCAAGAAGAACTCGATGAAACACGTGAGGCTCTTCTTTTATTGGATTCTATCCAAGGTGATCAGAACAAGCAGGTGAAAAGATCGGAAGCCTTGGTTGAGGTAGAAGATGGTATTGGAGATATGTTAGTCACCATTATCATTTTATCTAAATTAGTAGGATTTAACTCTGTCGAATGTCTAGAAACCGCATATAATGTGATCAAGAAACGAACAGGTAAGATGGAGAATGGTGTCTTTGTGAAAGATGAAGACTAAAAATAATATATAATAATATGTCACTATTAGAAAAACTAAAAAAATCATCCCGTTCAGCGGGAGTCTCAGTGTTGTCAGAATCTAAACTCTTTTCGGAGAAGGAATTGACATCAACACCAGTACCGATGATCAATACAGCATTGTCGGGTTCAATCGATGGAGGTCTGGCTTCTGGTCTTACAGTTCTTGCGGGACCATCTAAGCACTTCAAGACTTCATTTGCTCTATTGATGGCTGCCGCATATCTTAAGAAACATGAAGATTCTGTTCTTATGTTCTATGATTCAGAGTTTGGTTCACCCCAAGCATACTTTGAATCTTTTGGAATTGATACAAGTAGAGTCCTACACACACCAGTAACAAACATCGAGGAACTTAAATTCGATCTTGTACATCAACTGGGTGAGATCGAACGTAAAGATAAAGTGATCATTGTCATTGACTCTATTGGTAATATTGCATCTAAGAAAGAAGTTGACGATGCTGAGAATATGAAGTCTGTTGCAGATATGACTCGTGCTAAGGCACTCAAGGGTTTATTCCGCATGATTACACCTTCACTCACCTTAAATGATATTCCACTACTTGCTATCAATCACACTTATCAAACTCAAGAGATGTTCAGCAAGGCTGTTGTCTCTGGTGGAACAGGTGTGATGTACTCTGCTGACAATGTATGGATCATCGGTCGCCGACAAGAGAAGACTGGAACTGAAGTTTCTGGTTATAACTTCATCATTAATATTGAGAAGTCTCGCTTTGTTAAGGAGAAATCTAAGATTCCAATTAGTGTCACATGGGAAGGTGGCATTGAGAAATGGTCAGGCTTGGTCGATGTTGCTATGGAAGGTGGATATGTTGTTAAACCTAAAAATGGATGGTATCAAGCCAAGAATCCTGCAACTGGTGATGAATTAACTGGCAATCTTCGCTTGGCACAAACTATGAATGAGGAATTCTGGACTAACATCTTTGATAAAACCGACTTCAAGGAATTTGTACAGAAGCGCTTCAAAGTTGCATCTACTACAATGATCTCCGAATCAACACCTACAATTGAAGATGGAGATTCCTAAGTACACAATGGTTGAAAAAGAAGACGTAGATTATTACGGCTTCAAGATTCAAGATGGTGAATATAAAGATGTTGTATACTTCTATGGTGAGGTTTCTATAAAAGAAAACATGGATGAAGACCAAGCAACTATAAGTTTCAAGTTTCAGATTGACAAAGGAAATAAACAGTATAGTATAGAAGAATTGAATGAATCAACAGAATTTAAAACTCTGATTGGCGATATCCTAGCAACATTATTAGACGGCGAAAATAACGAAGATGATTAAAGATTTACAAGCGATAATACTTAATAACTTAATATACAATGAAGACTTCACAAGAAAATCATTACCTCACTTAAAGACTGAATACTTTGAAGCTCATAATGCACCTGTATATAAATTAATATTATCGTTTGTAAGTGAATATAATAAACTACCTAATTCTGCTGCTCTTGAAATTGAGTTTCAGAATTCGGAACATATCACACGGAGTGACGCGAATGAGGTCCTAACCCTCATTCGTGAATTAGAGAAAGAGGAAAAGGTCGATGATCAGTGGCTAATTGATTCTACAGAAAAGTGGTGTAAAGATCGAGCCGTGTACCTTGCTATCATGGA